CTTTTTTCTTGCCAACTTTATTGCATCTGATGATCCCTCTAAAGTATGGATTGGTAATCTTGCAAGAACAGGTCACGATGTATTCAATGAGTATACATCTAAAATGCAGAGTTTGAGATACAAGTTTCAGCAAGACTGTGATTTATTAACTGACACTGAAAATTTTAGAGATCAGTTTTTGATCAAGAACCCTGGAACTCATCCAGACTTCATTAAAAAATACATGAGAGGTCAATACTCATTAGAGACGTTGACTATTTTAAACATGCTTCTAAACTTTATCCCATTTTATGATGAGAGATTAGATGATCCAATATGGGAAACTATCTCAAGTAAGGTTAAGAAATACACACCTTTTTTGAAGATAGATACTATGATTTACCGAAACATTTTAAGGCAATCGAAAGAAAGAAATGGGTAAGTTTTACGATTCTGATATTGTCCGCAAGCAGATGGACGAGATTAATGAAATCCAGAAGAGTCTGTGGGTTGACATCGCAAGTTTGTTTTCCATGACTAAGCAAGAGAAGGAAGAGCACATTGATAAACTTGAAGAACTCTTGCAAAAACAAATGAACATGTACACTCGCTTGCAACTTGCAAAGGGAGATCCTGACGCCGATGAGATGCTTGAGCGTATCAAAGAGTCTGCTGTCTTGATGGGTTTTCACGATGGGGATATCAATTCCCTATTCAGAACCATGACTAAGACTATTGAGACTCTGCGCGAAAGGACTTGACAACTAAATAGACCGTGCTAGAATAAGTCTGGCGCACAAAAGCCAAATCCAATTAATACGGAGAATACAAATGTCGTTTGCTGATCTTAAGAAGCGTTCTAAACTGGGCGATCTGACGGCAAAACTTTCTAAGGAAGTCGAAAAACTGAACAAAGGTGGCGGCGGTGGTGCCGATGAACGCCTTTGGAAACCTGAAGTAGATAAAGCAGGTAACGGTTACTCAGTCATTCGATTCCTTCCCGCCCCTGAAGGTGAAGACCTTCCTTGGGCAAAGGTCTGGAACCATGCGTTCCAAGGCACTGGTGGTTGGTTCATTGAGAACTGCCTTACTACCAATGGTGGTCAATGCCCTGTCTGCGAAGACAATCGTGATCTGTGGAACAGTGGTGTTGAATCGAACAAAGATATTGTCCGAGAGCGTAAGCGTAAACTTTCCTACTACGCTAACATTTACGTTGTGAAGGACACCGCTAATCCTCAGAACGAAGGTAAAGTCTTCCTCTATAAGTTCGGTAAGAAGATCTTTGATAAGATCTCTGCTGCAATGCAACCTGAGTTTGAAGACGAGCAACCCATTGATCCTTTTGACTTCTGGGGTGGTGCTAACTTCAAACTGAAGATCAAGAAGGTTGCTGGTTACTGGAACTACGATAGTTCTGAGTTTGATCGTCCTGCTCCTCTGCTGGATGACGATGAGGCAATGGAAGCAATCTGGAAGAAGCAGTATTCTCTTGAAGAATTCACTGCTGCTAAGAACTTCAAGACCTATGAAGAACTTCGCGGTCGCATTGATGCTGTCCTGAAGACTGCAAAACCTCCCAAGCGTGATGCTGAGGAGATTGATGAGGAGATGGAGAACTTCCGTCAAGCACGAGAGACAACTGCTCCTGTTGCCACTGAAACTTTCTCTTCTCAACCTAAGCAGACTGAAGCAGCGACTTCAGACGATGATGACCTTGCGTTCTTCCAGAACCTAGTTGATCTCTGAGGTAAATTCGCCTTTTAGTTACAAAAAAAGCGGAAAAAATTTTCCGCCAAAAAATCGACTGTAGGGTCGCGAGCAGATTATCTAGGACTTAGTAGTCTTAGGTTTTCTGCTCTTTTTGTTCTACGGTCAAGGAATTGAGAACTATCAGTATATGTCATGATTTCTCTGAGGTCAGTTTCAACAATATCAAGATAAGAACTTCTCAGAGCATAGATTTGCCTCTTTTCATCGTTCTTTTCAACCTCATACTCATAGTTAGTTACTGAACCTCTGACGGTAGATCCAGAAATAGTGACATTACCACTAAAATCACGATATGTCACGGAATAGTCTTCATCAACCTCTAGACCTGCAGGAACGATTAACTGATTGTAAGAATTTCTAACTTCTTTAGTGACATAGTGATGAGTCGCACTTAGTTCATTAATACCATACTTATTAGTTGCATATCTTTGAAGATCTGCTTGTGACATAGGCCACTCAGTTCTAACATTGATAATGTTATTGGAAAGGAGTATAACCCAATCTAGTTCAGAGTCGCCGTATAGTTCTTCTGCTACTTGATCTGGTCGTTCATCCCCAGTGATTTCATACTTGTCAAATACCATGACGTTCTGAAAGAAATCCTCTCTGATTTTTGCCCTTCTAAAAATATTCTTCGCAGTTACATAATCTCTGTTTGAAGTACGATCAGAGAAGGGTGATGGATATTGAATATCTGAAAACTCTGTAAAGTATGCCATTAGAATCCTACATCGCCTCCTTGCGTGATTGTATTAGATCCAAGACCATCTTTGACTGATGGATCATCGGAATTTTCTGCATAATCAGTGTCAAAGATTGGGGTCAATTCTTGGAAAGTCAATGTCATGATTGTAGACACTGGTTGTGATTCTGCCAGTGCATCATTATATGCAGCATATTGATTAGTTGGAGCATAATCAAAGTTTGCTGCAGTTAGAGCACATAATTTAAATGCATTCAATGATTTAATTCTTCGATCGTTGTTTAAGTATTCTACACGGAATACATTTGGTGTTCCGATCATGAATCCTTTGCTCTTTCCAGACAATTTTCTAGGAGACATACCCTGCTTGAAAAATCTCATGATTTTTCTTACATCTTCTGCTTCATTAGCACCTTGTGGTGCTAGATTGAAGGAGAACTGAAATGCTCTCAAAGATGGACCACTAAACAGCAGTTCAAGGTTTGGATTGGGAATTGCACCAGTTGCTCTAGCGATTGCTTGAGTTGGATCAACGTTCACGTTGACCTTGGAGAGTAGCATTTTTGCTACTACCGCAGACAACTGAAGTTTTAGGGGTGCAGGTAGATCTCCCAGTTGATTTAGAACATCACCAGCACCTTGTGCTGCTTTTCCAAATAGATCAACAACACCAGACGCTCCCGCTACGTCAGCAAGTGCCGATTGAAATAGACCTAGTGACAAAGTATCAGCACTAGATCCTTCAAAACCAACATCTTTTTTATCTTGAAGATTATTTGGTATTGGCAATCGGACAACACCGATTGGTTCTTTGATGTTGGTATTTCTTTTTAAACCTTCAGTTGCAAGAACTTTAATATTATTTAAATCTTTTCTAAACAGATTTTCTTGTGATGGTTTATAAGTAAACTGAGTAAATCTCATAGAATCTTGAAAGGTGCCACTGGTTGCACCTGGTTTGCGATAATTGGCATCTTTGGGATATTGAAGATATGTGTCTTTAGTACGTGCAAAAATCTGTAATTTTTGACTGTTGGCAGACAATGCACCAGCATTTGAGATTTGACTGATTAGATCAACTAGCGTATCTGAAGAACTAAGGGGTTCACCATTTGGTGAAGTACTCTCTACCTCAGGGAATGCTGGAGTACCTTCAGTAATAGTGGGGCTAATTTCTTCCTGTTCTTTAATTTGCTTAGAACTTGCTACACCAGTACCTCTATATTTGTCCCAGTTTTCGTCTGAAATTGCTGGAACTCCAGGAACTTTACCTTCTTTTAAACGTGCTAAAACTTTTTTATTTTCCGCCTGAAATTGGGTAGATGAAGTGATGGACTGCCAATCAGGATCGTCAGATTTTATCGGTACAAATTTTAATTGTGCTCCAGGAGGACACAAACCATTGGTGGGAACTGTACCAGCACCCGATCCGCAGCGAAGTTCCGTAATAGCAACTACTGCCCCTAATGTTTTACTCTTACCTTCTGAAGCAGCACCATAATCAGCATCCCAGTTTATAGAGAAACTCCTGTTTTGATTCAAGGTATCAACACCAGTGATAGATGCTGTATATTTTATATTGCTAAATTTAGTCGCCATTAATTTCTATAGACTGTGGTTGGTTTGATTGGAATTTCGACCCCACCTAGGTTTCTTACAAATTCTTCAACAGGGAGTAGAGATGCGGTATCCCATTCTTCCTGCGCCAAACCCAAAATAGGACTTCTCAGTTCTGATATCAAGTATTTATGCACTCCTTTGGGAAGTTGAGGGATCTGCTTCTCCTTTAATTCAATTGCAATACCAATTCTGCTTGTGGGACTGAAATAGTGGAGATTAATACCGTAAAAATATCCATTACCAATACTAAGGATGTAGCAAAGTGGATACTTATCATAATACGGTAGATTTCTGGCAGTTTTTGCTCTATATCTGAAGAATGTTAGATTATCTGGAATTGGTGGAATAATTCTGTTCTTATCAACTCTTGCTCCCTGATCACCCTGCTCCTGATCGAACATTGAGGTATCGCCATAAATTTCAGCAATTTCTTGCGTGAGATTTTGCTGATACCACTCTCTTGTTTTTGGTTTTCCCGCAGTTTTTGCTTTAATCTTTTCAAAGATCGTTGTATAACCACTATCACTAAATTCACCAGTTGCTTCAAGTTGGCGAATTAGTTCTGCTTTGGATAATCTAGAATATCTTGCAATTCTATATCTAGAACCGAGAGATCTTAATTGATCAAACGTAAATCTACTTAAATCTGCCATTACACACCTAGATCATCTTCGGTTAAAATTTTCCATTCCCAGCGACGGTCTTTACAATATTCCATCGCTGCTTTCCATTTTGCTTGATTCTTTGCAAACTGGGTAACTTCAGTAATATACTTTTTAGTTTTTCTTTTTTGTACTTTTGGACCTTTAACTTGACTCTTTGGTTTAACTTCTATCAAACTTTCAACAATCTCACCCTTACTGTTCCTGTATTTAACATAAAAGTCTGGAAAGTATCTATGCACTCTGCCATCCAGAGGAGAAACATAGGGAATGATAATTTCTTCAGAGTTCCATTTAAGGACGTTTTTATTTTCATCACAGTACTTCATAAATTTTCTTTCCCACAATGATCTGTAAACGATATTCGTGGGATCACCTTTGTACTTAGAAATGTTCAAAGGTTTAAAGACGCCACGATAACTCATATACATATATTAGGGAATACTATTCGTATTTATTGTGGCAAAGTCTGGATTAAATAACGCTGGGGAGAATAACTTATATTACAATAGTGACAATGTAATGAGAATTATGGGCAGCCTTTCGCTGACCAATCAATACAAAGTGGCAGTTAGATGGGGCACTGCTGCAGCTACTGGGGGACTCCTTGGTTATATCGGTAATTTAATCGCACCCCCCTATGGCGTTGCTGAAAATGGATATGATTTTGGATTTTATGCAACTGAAGCAGTTCTTCCTGGATCGAACTTAGTATCGCAGGAAGTGTTTGGTAATTATCAAGGTCTTAGTCAATCATTTGCGGTAAGTAGGCAATATCCTGAAGTTGAAATTACTTTTTATGTTGATGCTGGACATAACTCTCTGGTTGTTATGCAAGCATGGCAGGAATTTATTAATCCGACATTAGATAATAATAATGCGGTTTCTAGAAATTCTGTCAAAAAACTTAGATATCCTGACGAATATAAGTGTGATATATTGATTAGAAAATTTAATAGAGATTTTCGTTCTACAAAAGATAAGTTACTATCTGCTGGTTCAACACAGGAACCTGCGTCACTAACTTATAATCTACTTAGGGCATATCCAACAAAAATTATTGCCACACCCATCAGTTATGGTGAGGGGCAGATAGTTAAATCCATCGTCAGTTTTAATTATGAGAAGTATATTTTGTCCAAGAGAGATAGGAGTACTGCTGATGCTACTTTGGTTGAAAAAAAATTACCAGAAAACTGGAAATAATCCAGAAAATTACCTCTATAAATAATTTCACTGAAATCTATAGGATATTATGCCTTTACCCAAAGTTGCAACCCCAACTTATGAGTTGAGACTCATCTCCAACGGTAAAATCATCAAGTACAGACCATTTCTTGTAAAAGAAGAAAAGGTTTTGATTATTGCTCTAGAAAGTCAAAATCAACAAGACATCACTACTGCAATCAAACAGACCCTTCAAAACTGTATTTTGACCAGAGGTGTTAAGATTGAAACTCTACCAAGTTTTGATCTTGAGAATCTATTTTTAAACATCAGATCTAAATCTGTTGGTGAGACAGTCGATGTTCTTGTAACATGTCAAGATGATGGCGAAACGAAAGTTGAGCACACAGTGAACATTGCTGATGTTTATGTTGATGTTCCTGATGACCATACAGATACCATTGAGGTTTCTGAAGGTATTCATATGAAGATGAAGTACCCATCTCTTCAGGAATTTATTGATAATAATTTTGATATGACATCGGCAGATGGCAAGGATACTGTAGATAAAACCTTCAAGATTATTGCCTCCTGCATTGACACGATTTACACTGAAGATGAGGCATGGTCTTCTGGTGATTGCACCGAAAAAGAGTTGATTTCTTGGTTGGAAACACTAGATTCCTCTCAATTTAAAAAAGTTGAGCAATTCTTCAACACCTTACCCAAATTGATGTATAAGTCTACGGTAATTAATCCAAAGACTGGTAATGAAAATGAAGTTGTTATTGAGGGACTAACAAATTTTTTCATGTGATGCTTTGTCATGCTAGTTTAGAAAATTATTACCAAACTAATTTTCAATTGATGCAACATCATAACTATTCTCTAACCGAGTTGGAGGATATGATTCCGTGGGAAAGAGAGATCTACCTCACCCTGCTTTCAAATTATATTGAATCGGAAAATCTAAAGGCACGACAAAATGGCGCGTAGAAAGCAAAATAACGAACCAGAAAAGAAGGGTGTAGATCCTGGTAGATTTTTTGCGGTCGCTGGCAAGGCAGAAAGTAAGACTAACGCAGAAGGTAAGACCAACGCCGAAGGTAAAAAAGGTTCAAGTGCCGCTGGCAGGATGGCATTTGCTTATGATCAAAAGGCGCTAGATAAGCGCATTGATCGTAAAACTAGAGATCTTCGTGATGTTGTTGATACTATGAGGAAACTTCTCCTCAGTATCAGTAAAGATATGAGGGACCTGCAGAAAATAAGTTCTAGCAAAGACAAATCGGAAACAAAAAGGGCGAAAGAGGAAAAATACGCTCTTGTGAGTGTCAGATCGGCACTATTTGATATTCGCGGCACGCTTGCTGCATTTGCTGGTGTCAAAGGACTAGAAAAATTAAAGGAGGGAAACACCGCTGGCGCTTTAGGTAACTTTGCTGAAGCTGCCGCCCTAATGGCACCTGAGATCTTTAATATCGCAACTAATGTTGTTACTGGTGCTCTTATTGGTTATGGTTTGATTCGTGGTAGGGGAGCAAGAGTCAACCCTCAGGTGCCAAGAGCACCAGGTTCAGTTGCCAGGACACCAGCAATTCCTGGTGGTTCTGGTAATCTCGGAAGGATTTCCTTGGCATTGAAAGTGCTATCACTTCTTGGTGGCGGAGTACTTGTTGGAAAAGCACTAAGTGGTCAAAAGACGGATGAAGATAGATTGGCAGAATTGCTGGTGAGGCAGAATGCCCAGCAGTCTGCTTCGAGTCCTCTAGATTTGGAGAACGTTAATAGATTTACTCTCATTTTGAATAGATTTGAACGTGTAGTTGATAATCTACTAAGAATGTCGAGCGATGAGGGAATTACAGAAAGAGATATAACCCGAGAAAATGTGAGACCACTGGGTCCACCAGGTAGTCCATATAGTGATCCCAGTAAGGTTCCTGACTTTAAAGATGATCAAGAATTTTTGAAGAAAGTCAAATTGATGTCTAAAAAATTGGGCATCAAACCATCAGAATTAATGTCAATGTTATCCAAAGAGTCTGGAATCAACATTGATCCAAAAGCGAAAAATAAATCTGGTGCAACTGGTATTTTCCAGTTGATGTATGACCCCAAGAATCCATCCGAAAAAAGATTTGGATACACTAGAGAGGAATTTGCTGCTTTATCCAGAGCACAGCAAATGGATGTATATAATTCATACATCGACCAAGTAGAAGAAGATAGAAATAAGCAAATTAAAGGCGTAATGGATACTGCCTTGGCGCAATTA